CAATCAAAGTTACTTTATTAGCCCCATTATCTGAGTCTTCAAAAAACTCTACAAAGCCAGCACTTGTTGCACCATTCTTTACAGACATACCTGCATTAGATATTGATTTAGCTGTAAATGTAGCTACACCAGTTTGTGTTAATGTACCAGCAACATCTGCATTACCTGAAAGATCAAGAGTAGCTGCATCTAACTCCCCTGTTACAGTAAAGTTACGTAGCCCTGTATAATCTTTATTTGAGTCTAGTATAACAGCCTTAGATGCTACTGCTGTACCTACTGCTGTTGAACCTATGTCAAGAGCATTAAGTTCTCCTACAACTGCAGTAATACCATCTAAGACATTTATTTCTGTAGCTGTTGATGTTACTGCTACGTCCTCGTTAATCTTAGGAGATGTTAAAGTCTTGTTAGTAAGTGTATCTGTAGATACCCGTGACAGTAGAGTTGAACTAGAACCATCTGGTAGTAACATAGTGTTTGTAACACCAGCACTGTGCGGTTGCCCTTGTAATATTTGCCCATGACTATTGCTTTCACAATTTAACTGTATTGCACCAGAATTACTGTTACCCCTAACAGCTACTACTCCTGTACCTTTTGCCAGTAAATTTAAATCAATATTAGAATCACCACCAGTAGCACCTAATATTGGGCCTTGCAAGAAAGCTGTTGAGGTTGCAGCATTAGTCATCTCAAATTGATTTACTGCACTACCTGTAGTTTGGAATATAAGTTGCTCATTGCCACTCTCATCACCAATAAAGTGTGCATCATCAATCAAGATGTTTTGTGAATTAGTATCTAAGTTACCTCCTAATTGTGGTGAGGTATCTTCTACAAGATTAGAAATAGCACTATCTGAAGCAAGTCCTGCTGTTAATGTAGACCTAGTAATTTTTTTAAGACCACCACCAGAGGCATCTATTGCTAACAGTATATCGCCACTAGCAGCCGTTCCTATTTCTGATAGGTTTCCTAATGTAGAGTTATCTACGTCAAGAATGTTAAGCTCTGCTGCAGTAGATGTAACACCATCTAAAATATTAAGTTCTGCTGCTGTTGAAGTTACACCATCTAAGATATTCAGTTCTGCTGTAGTAGATGTGATACCATCTAAAGTATTTATTTCAGCACCAGTAGCTACTATAACTGTACCGCTAAAATTAATAGTATCTAAAAATGCAATACCATCAATATAGATATCTTTCCATTCTTGCCCTGATGAACCAAGATCATAAGTATTATCTGTGTTAGGAATAATGCTAGAGTTTACGTCAGCACCAAACACAACGTTATCAGAGGCTGAGTCACCAAGGGTAAGTGTACCACCGTTAAACGTTGTAGTACCTGTTACAGTTGCATTACCAGCTACCGTAAGGTTGCCACCAACACCTAAATTACCTGAGATGTCTACAGCACCATTCATGTCAATAGTAGTAGCTGCAATCTGTATCTCTGTGTCTGCTACAATATCAAGCTGACCGTCAGCACTAGAATTAATATAAATGGCAGTATCACGAAACTGTACTTTTTCTGTCGTAGTAAGAAGTAAATCATCAGAGAACTGAAAATAGTCTTCATCCTCCATCCAAGTAAGCAAACCGTCATTACTCTGTCCATCAAAGGTAACAGCTACGTCAGCACCATTAGTACCAATAGTAATAGCAGTGCCTAGTAGTTTAGTAATAGCCCCACCTTCTGCAGCAGTACCATCGTGTGAGTGACCTGAAGTAGCAAAAGCAGCTAGAAGCTGATCGTACTCATTGTTAAAGAGGTCAGCGGTAATGGTATCGCCATCAGTAAATGATGATTGTCTTGTGTATGTAGCACCCATTTAACGTCTTGCTCCTAATTGATACTCTAACTGAAACCCTTTAAGTGAATAAGGGGCTGTTGTTAAGTTGTCATTTACTTTTAATGCAACAGAAAATCCTGAACCTTCTACCGCTTGCCGTACTAATGGCTGTGATGGCCCACCAAATACAAACCTAGCAGTACCATCTAATGAACTAAACAAAGCAGAACCAAACTGAGAGAATGTCTGTGTAGAATCAAAAGCGTAAGCATCAGGTCTTGCTGAGTCAGCAGCCTCATTGTCATACCTTACAAACAAATCTGCACTAATAGTGGACTCAGGTTTAAAATTAACAATGACCCTCTGCATGTGCTTTCGGATACCCGTATCTCCAAAACTCATATCAGGGCTTCTGTACCTACCTAAAATAGGTGTACCATCAAAAGTATTACCTACTTCTTGCCTGTGTATAAAGCCACTAAAGTCACCGTGTAAAACAATTACGTTACCCTCTTCAACAAAGCTGTCAGTAGCAGAAGGTTTAATACCACGTAGTTCAGAGAACTCATACTTGTCAGCCCTCATAACACAAGTAACACCTCTTGTAATGTTATCTGATTGGTCAGCCTTAGTAAAAAATAATCTATATTGTGTTTTGTCTTGAAGAACAACGCTTTCAAACAAATCTGAATCTTTAATGTTTGCGTCAAAGATAGACTGTACGTTTCTACTTATTGTACCAAGTTCAGTGTCACCAATTCTTGCAGTAGCAGCAACAGTACGCAGTCCGTCAGGGCCAAGAAACACTAAGTCTCCACCAAATTCTTGTATAGTGTCACCATTAATACAGCCAATATTTCTTGTAACTGGTTGTATTGAAAAGTCAGCTAATGTAGAACCTGTAAGTTTAAAGATCCTGTTTGTACAAAAGATAAACAAACTGTCACGAAAGACTTTAAGCCCAACGATATCATCGTCTACTTTAATGCTACCTGCACCATCACCAGCAGTAAAACCATCCTCATCAAAAGGCTCACTAAATACCATCTCTGCAGGAGCAGTAGACTTACCTGCGTAAAACATATGAGACTTATATGCTGCAATAAACTTAGAACCAGCAACAGCACTATTACCAACATCTGTAGCTGCACCTGCTGCGTTAAATACTGTAGGTGCGTTTGTTTCGTCTACAACAATAATCTTATCATTACCATCAAAGTTAAAACGTTCGTAGCGATACTTTACAGCGTTAGTTCTGCCTGTATCTATTGTTGTCCAATTCTCTGAAACTACGTCTCTAAGTACATGTTCTGCAGCAACACTGCTAGAGGTAGCTCTAGTTACACCAGTAAGGGTCTTGCCACTTATACCAGTGTACGTAAATACTTCATCACTAATCTGCACGGTTCCACTAGAAGAAAACCCTGTAGTAGAGTTTAGTGTAATAACCCCAGAGCCTGACATGCTAGTGCTAGAAAGTATCTTAGCTCCAAGCTCATTAGAAGCAGAGATAAATATCTTCTCACCTCTAGCTGCTACAACTTTATTTGCAAACGTAGTAACTAAAAGTATCTTTTCAGACGAAAGAGAAGTTTGAGGTACAATCTGATGTACATATTTAGCGTGACCACTGATACGTCTGTAGCCACCCTGAATGTCAGGCTCAAAATTTTCTAGTTCTAAAGCCTCTCCCGGTTGCATAAGAAAGGTAGAACGGTTTAAAACTAAACCACCCTCGCAGTTAAATGCAGCAGGTTGTACTTGTGAACTATCAGGCATTAAGAAATAACTCCACTCATAAAGCTATTTCCATAACTACTAGGTCTAGTTATTACTGTTGAGCGAATATAATCAAATTTATTAACTAAAAGACTTTGCATATTTTTAATGCCTTGCTCAAATCTTGAAAAGTTTAATTGATACTGCTGCATCTCACCACGATACTGATAAGCAAAAGCAGTAGCTCCATCTGTAATAACAGCAGAAAATCTGTCTGGTACAGTGGTAATGTCCCCATGAGCTGAAAGATTATCAGGGAAAGTAAAAAAATCAAAAATTAAAGTGTATTCTTTATCTGGAAAAGGAAATAGTAAGTAGTTATTATCTAGTGTACGGACAATATACTGAGGTACACTGCCAGTATCAAACTGAGCAACAAACACAGTACTAATATGAGCAGAAGCTGTTGTACCGTTAGCAGCCCTAGTGCAACCTGTAAAAGTAGTAGAGGTAGTACCTGTATAAGATACGATCTCACTTGCAATAAATAAAGATCCAGAAGAGGTAAATCCTGTTGTGCTTGCCACAGTTATTGTAGTAGCACTGTCAGTCAAAGAACCATTAAGTGTTGTAGAATTAATATTATCTTCTTGATTTGCGTGTTGATTACTAATGTATTCATTGTAGTTTAATTCTGCTAAATTATTACCTGAAGCATTTACATCATTATCTTTTTTAATTCTTGCGGTATTGTAATCAATATACTTTGTGTTAGCAGGTAAAGCATATCTAACCTTTCCGGGAACTAAAGTAGATGTGTTAGTAGAATGATTGAAAGGATAACCAAACTCTCTCTGATTAATATATCTTAATGCCTCATTAACTGCATTCTTACACTGTACTTGTATGCCCCTAGCATCTGCAAAATTAGACGAAGTAAGAGATACTTCATTCATACGTGTTATAACACTATTTGTTAGGGTAAGAAATGTAAGAGACATTATGTTTCCTTAGAATGTACCGAAGGGGCCAGTCCTAAAACCAGCCCCCAAGTTTTATTGTTTATTAAAGCAGATCACGTTGAGCTGAAGCAGCCTCAGTGTGAGCAGCCGAAACATCAGCAATTACTGCATAGACACGAAGGCGTCCAGTAGCAGCAGCAGCACCAGCAATAACAACATCAATGGTATCTGCAGCAGCAACAAGAGCTAACGCAGCAGCCGCATAAGTAGATGCAGCACCTGTATTTACAACGTTAGCT